GCCAATTGAATCAATCAAATTAATTGTGATACTAAATGATGGTTGAAAAAATGGTAATATTTGCTCTACAACTTGTAGTGCGTCATCATTAATTTTAGTAAGTAAACTTAATTCAAACCCAATATTATAAGGAACAGGCATGAAGACTTTCTTTAACTTATTGGTTGTATTATCTACAGCTTTGAATGTCTGAGTTATGCCTGATTTTCTAGTTGAGTCATAAGCAATAGAAGTCATCTCAAAAGACATTCTAGGTAATGTAATCGCAACCATTTTATTTAAATCAGGTTGCTGCTCTAATCTAGCGATAAATTTTGCTGCAGGACCATATGCTAAAGGGACTCTCTTTATATCAACAGTCGTCCCATCAGAAGTTTGATGTCTAACTTCCATGTTGTTAAACAATGTTCCAAAACCTATGATGGTTTTTCTAATAACTTCGTGATAAAAATAAGTCCCTAACATTAAAATAATCCAAATGGGTTTGATTCAGTGAAATCCAGAATTTGATCTGCTTCATTCTCAATTTCGTCACTATGATCATATTTATCCTTATCTGTGTTCGCTGTTCCTACTTTTATAGTATATTGAGCACCAGATCTTGATCCAGTAACGATTTCTCCTCTCAAGAATTGACCAGTCTCTATTCCAACTTGTAGTATCTTAGTATCAAGATCCCATCTCTTAACTCTTGCAGATGCGTTGGATCTATTGCCTGATACAAGTTCGTTGAACCAGTAACTTCCAGATCCTATACCAGCAGACGAAGGTGGACCGACTGTAATTGTTGGTGGTGAGAAGAATCCTGCACCAGCATCTTGAATAAAGATATTCGATATAGTTCCACCAGCACCGACTTCAGCACGAGCAGAAGCAGGTAATTGTGGTGATAGAGATGGAAGTGAAATGGATACGTTTGGTGTTGTAGAATAACCAACTCCACCTGTACCTCCAATAGAAATACGTATAATTCCTTTTTTACCATCTGATCTTATTAATGCAGTAGCAGCAGCACCAACACCTCCACCACCAGAGATCGTGACTACTGGTGCAACAGTATATCCAGCACCTGAATTTGTAATTACTATTTCTTCTATAGAAGTTACATTGTTTCTTGTGGTTAATATACCCACAGCAGTAGCATTTATTCCACCACTAGGTGCTGTAGATAATCCTATGGTAGGAGCACTTGTAAATCCTGATCCATCATTTAGTAGACTTATACTCTTAACAAATCCTGTTCCTATGGTTGCTGTAGCAGTCGCTGCGGATCCAACACTATTCATTTGAAGATCAGTAATAACACCTAAATCTTCTGTTTTACTATCAATTGCATCAATACCAGTATCAAGTGTTTCATCATTGTATTCAAACAATTCACATTGCAATTCATAAACATAAGTATTACCTAACTGATAAAAAGGAACTTCATGCTCTACAAATTTTATTTCAAATAATCTACCACCTAAAGGAAAAAATACTAAATCACCTTCACGAGGTCTCATCACTGCTTCACCTACTTCATCAACATCTTCTTGACTTAGAAATGGTGAGATAAAGTCTTCAAATCTCTCTCTTGATATTACTAATTGTAACTCATCTCTTAAACTCATACCAAACTTAGTTAATACATCTCCTGCTCCACTGTAACCATCCCATGTATTAATATACGCTTCAAGTTGAAAATTATCATCAAACTTTGATGTTTGAATTTCCTGAAAAATTGTTCCTCTATTAACAAATTTTCTTGGAATATATGTTACTTCTACACCATAAATTTTCAATTGCTCATTTACAAGCGATTGAATCAAATCTTGTTCTTCAGGTGAACCTTGTAGAAAAAAGGGATTTAAAGCCATTATCCAATAAAATCAAGTGGTGGTAATTCGTAGGTAGTGCTCATTTCCTGTTTAATCATCTCAAGTTCTCTTAAAGCATCATCATATATCTGTCTACCATTTAACTCAATTCCACCTGGTAATTTAACACCTTGAAACTTTATCAAATTTTGTCCCCACTGTCTTTTCATTAAAGATGTAAGATATCTTTTCATGAAACTATCATTGAAAAGTTGAGTGTAAGTTGTTGGATCTAATATTCTATGACAGTCAATAACAATAAAATCACCAGCGTTTAAACTGTTATAATCAATATCTAGATATAATCTATCCTGTCTTTTGTTAAATCTTATCTGTGCTTCAGTCGTTAATAAAAAGTCAATATCCTCCAGATATGATTTTACCATCGCATATTGTAATAATTCAACTGAATTAAAATAATATAAGTCATTCAAGAATAACTGGTATTTAATACTAAACATACCACCAGATATCGCACTCATATCAAATTTAAATATTTTTTCTATACCTACAACAGTTTCAGGTACTTGAATGAAATTTGATGTCTCATAAAAATTTGATGTGGTTGTACCATAACCACTTATTGCTGTAGATATCCCTGTGGTTGTTACAATACCTACACCAGTTGTTCCCTGTGCCTTTCCTCTGTCTATATCTCCCTGCGTAAACTGATATTTAAGATACATTCTTTCAATACCGTCAAAATGACGTTCTTGAAAGTATTGAAATGCATCATCAACTAGGTCATCAACTTGTTCGTCACTAACATTAATTTCCAAGACTGGTGCACCCAACTGTCTTTTGCAGTAGTCAACTAATTCTTCTCGTGAAGCAGGTTTCGCCATTAGAAATCCTCAGAGTCTTGTGTAATATTTTTTGGTTTTTTCTTACCTTTCAGTTGAATCAATAAATTTTCCTGATCAGTCACCTTTGTACTTAATTGCTCAACAACATTATTTAAACCAAGTACTCTTGTTTCTAATGCAATAATTTGAGCAAGCATTTCGTGTGTCTTCTTTTGATAAACACCCAAAATCATTTTATATTCGTTTTCATCCATAACAGAGTATAAAAAAAGGTGGGAATACACCCACCTATATTTATAAGTTATACTTTACTGTTAGAACGAGCCACCATCTACGGTTATATTTTCTAATTGTCTTAATGAACCATCATGACTAATCACCGCTGATAATCCTGCAGCATCTTTGATGAATACACCACCTGCTTCAATCGTAGCATGTGTGGTATTAGTTAATACACTTGTGCTTTCTGATACGTCTGCACCAAAGGCAATTCTACCTACTGAATCATCCCAGAAGACTGCTGCTTTCTTTGCAGAACCACTATAATAATGGAATATTAAACCAACGTCTATGTTAGCATCTGATGATGGAGCAACTAATGATCCACCACTATTAACAAGACCTACCTCAATCAAACTATCCTCAACCTTTAAGGTTTCAGTATTGATTATTGATTGTGATCCTAATACTGTGAATGTTCCATTAACTGTTAGGTTATCATCAATAGTAACTGTTCCACCAGCAGAGTCTATAGTTAAGTTACCAGATGACGTATCTAATTCATTATCACCAGTAACACCAACTTGTATATTACCACCAGTAAGGTCTGTAAATGTTCCAGCACCAGCAGACGCACCACCAATGGTTACTCCATCAATAGTACCACCATTGATATCTGCAGTATCAGCAACTAATGAGTCAATCTGTGCAGTTCCATCAATGAATAGATCCTGCCACTCGTTATCAGATGATCCTAAGTCCCTTGCACCATCTGTAGATGGAAGTAAGTCGCTATCAAATCTACCAGTTGCAGTAATAGTGTCTGTTGTAGCGTTACCTAGATCAACATTACCTTTAGCATTTAATAAACCTTCAAATGTCGCATCATGAGGTGTATTGACTGCATTTGAATGAGTAATAACAGCATTACCCATCTTAGCATGGGAAGTGCACTGATAATGTAAAACAGCAGGTGTAGTGTCTGAGATTGTAATCTCAGTATAAGTATTCTGAAAACTTACACCAGTTGTATAATTATATACCTTATCAACATCTAGGTAAAACTTTAATGGATGACTTCCTGTATTGTCATTCGTAAATCTGTAAGTTTTACCTGGAGTTAAGTGTAGTATTGGTGCTTCTACACCATCAATCTTATATCCATTATTACTACCTGAACCATTATATCTGTGTGCTGCAGATTTTGCTGCAACTGATACAGTAAAGTTCTGTGTGGTAGCAGAATGTGGTGCTTGTAGATATGAAAATCCTTTTAACGCTGTTGTAGTTGTTACACCAGAATTGTTAATTGCATCTGCTTCTAAAGTACCATCTAAGTATAAATGTCTCCATTGCTGTGTGGCTGAACCTAAATCAAAAGTATCATCGTCATCTGGAACAAGACTAGAAGCAAACTCACCACCGACTACGATATCATCTGCTGTTGAATCACCAAGTCTAACTGTTCCACCACGAAATGTTACGATACCTATAAATTCTGATTCACCACCAACAAACAATCTATCTGTTACTGAAAGTGCTGCACCAACATGAACACTCTTCTCTATACCAACACCACCTTCAACTATTAAAGCTCCTGTATCTTTGCTAGTTGAATCAGTTGTATCTGATATTGTAATTGGACCTACAAGTGTTCCACCTGCCATCCAACTTAAACCACCACTACCGTCATTCTGAAGAATACCGTTTGTGACGTTAGTTGCAGGAAGTGTATATGTTAAATTACCACCTAATGTTGCAGGTGATTTAAGTTCTATATAATTATCGCCATTGTTAGCACCTTCTACGATTCTTACCGCAGAACCAGCAGTTGCAGTTTCTCTTGTCCAGTACCTATGTGA